TATGGTGTTGCCCTCCGCATCCTCGTCTTCCTTCTCGATGAACACCCCACCCTGTGCACCGTAGGCGTAGCCACGGGGCGGCTCTGGGCGCAGAATCTTCCGTGCCTTGTCATCCACCGTGACCTCGATCTCCTTCTCCGCAACCTCGACTGCGTACTGCCTGCCAAGTGCCAGCGGGTTGGTGATCTTGCCCCAGTGTGTACAGTGTGTACACACGCCGGGATTCTCGGAATCAAACTTCGTGCAGGGGTACGGACCCTTGATCTCCCGCAGCTTGGTCTGCATCCGGTCTTCGCTGTACGGGTGCATCTGAGACAACCAGACAACCGCCTTCGGCGCTTCCTCACACTTCTGCGCTATCGACAGCAGCCCCCGCCACAACGGTTCCATGCCATCGTCCGACGCGTTCTCGATGTAGTGTGCAAGCTGACCGCAGCCTTTACCCTGCTTGGTCTTCTCAAGGATGGTCTTGAATCGCGTGACACTGTTCTCGAACAGCTTGACCGATGTGCCTGTGGGTGCAGGTGCCGTGGGTCGTTGTCCGGGTAGCTCGATGACGTTCGCAGGCGGCAGCGGCTTGGCTTCATACGGCGTGCCAACCAGCTCTTTATCTACCAGCGCCTTGATGTCTTCGAAGTCGAACAAGTCGCCCTCGTTCATAAACCGCACGTTGGTGGTACCGCGCACCTTGACATCGGTCTTGATGCCGTTATTGATGGTGCCGGGCACGCGCAGAATCCTCGCCGCATCGCCTGTGACGTTCGGGTCAATGTGCAGCTTCTTGACGAAGCACAAGCGTTTGAAACGCTCGGCAACCGGCTTCCATACTGCTACCGGTATCGCTTCTTTCAACGGCCAGTATGCGTGTACCCCGCCGCCTGAATGGATGAACCACGGCTGACCAAGACCAGACAACCCGACCTCATCAGCAAACTTCATAACCGCTTCGAAGCCTGCTTTGGGTGACGGGTACGCCTTGGCCTTGATTACGCCTTCCGCATCAGGAATATCTTGCGGGTGGTTGCAGTCAACATCGATAGCGATGCACTTCAACATGCTGACGTTGGGTGCTGTGCGACTACCTGATTCGTTGAACGTACCCAGTGCGAAGTACGTGTCATACGCGTTGAGCTTGCAACGCTCAATGAATGGTGCTAACTCTTCTAAACTCTCCTTGAATACGTGTTCTTTCTTTTTTGTTGTAAGTTCTACGACGCAGAAGAAACCACTCCCCTGTGGTGGTAGAACCGCCGCCATGAAGTCAAGCGGTTGCATAGGAGTCCTTTAGAACAGGGAGAGTTGGCGCGGGTCGTGCTTCAGGGTGTGGTCGCCTTCGAATATCAAGCGTTCAAGTCGTGCAAGTATTTCTTTCTGCCAGTCTTCGGGCAAGCCGCCACGTACCAGCATCAGGTCTGCATGCTTGATAAGCTCTTCGGTTGTCAGGCTGGAAGGTTGTACAGATCGCATATTTTTCTCCACGCTTCTTCGGCAGTCTTGGAAGAAGCCATAACTTTAGTCATAAGTTCAACCCGTTCCTGATAGCCGACGAACACTTCCGTCTCTCCAGTGAACCAGTTGTACACGGTTTGGCGGGTCACGCCTAACGCCTTGGCAATCTTAGTGACGGGGAAGTCAAGATAGATTGCCCACCTGCCCAGCACAACACCGGGAGTCTTTGGCGCAGCCGATACCGCATCAATCATTTTTTGTGAGTAGGCCATTAGTAGTCTTCGTTTACTAGGAGTCGATATTTGAATAGCCCACGCTTTACGTACTCGCGCTCGACGGTGTGACTACCAAACTTTCGTTTGCGAAAATCACGCAGCCTTGCACTGACGCTTGCTTCTGGACATCCGACTCTTGCTGAGATTTGTTCAAGTGTTCTCCAGCGCCCGTCTTTCATAAGCGCCCAGACGTTGAACAGTTGGGTCTTCAACCGTTCCTTATCTCGTTCGGGATCGTAGGTCTTGCCATCAAACATAGCTTGCTTCTCCTATAGTTATGGGTGCGGGGTCACTGCGCTAAGAGACATACGCTTCCTAAAAGGACGCGCAGCCCCCGCTGCCGGTGTTATTAGCGCCACCTCCGGCTGGGCTACTCTGTGTTACTCGTCGTCCCAGTCAGCCACGATGTCGGCCAGCTTCGACTTCTTCTCCGGCACAGCAGATGGCTTCGTGGTTTCCTTGCGTACCTCTGGCTCGGAACCATCGTCTTCAACGACTTCGGCTTTGGCCTTCTTCGCCTTCGGCTTAGCAGGTGCCTCGTCTTCTTCAGCGGCTGGTGGCTTACCCGGTAGTGCGATAGGCGCAGCCTTCTGAATACCGTCCGCAGCAGCCACAGTCATCACCACAGCGCGTTGCGCATCCGCAGTTGTTGCTTGCCGCTGTACAACCGCATACTCGTCATCAGTCAACCAGCGCATCGGCTGGAAGAACAGCTTCGGAGATTCTGCTTTGGTGTCGAAGCGCATGCGGGTGACAATCTGCTCCGGGTTGATCGGTGGCGACTGTACTGCCAGATAACGAGCGAAGGCTTGCAGCGGACGCTTATCACCTTCTTCCTTGCCGAAGACCGACGTGGCAGGAAGCGTCAACTGAAGCACGTCCCCATCCGGGTTGTTCTCCAGCACGACAGCTAAGCGTTGCTGATACCGGCATGCACGGCTGTTACCGTTGCCGCTGCCAGCGATGTTCTGTGGGCAGCTCATGCAGGTGATGCTCTGTGGGCTATCGATAGACGCGTCTGGCTTCTCACCATCATTCGACCAGCAATCAGGACCAGCAGGATTATCTGCGTCGTACTTCGCCATGTAGAACACACGGCTGACCTTCGGTGCAGCTTTGACGATGATGACATCAAGATGGCGCTCATCGATGGCTGCAACTTCTTTGCCACTGGCAACCAGACGGAACACACCACCTTTGATGCTGATGCGTTTGATGCCTGAACCAGCGCCGCCACCGGTTAGGGCTTTAGCGGTATCTGACAGTTCGTTGTTACGTGCGAATGCAGGAACTTGGGACGGATTAAATAGCGATACGTTGCTCATGGGTAGTCTCACTTTGACGGTTTAGTTACACGGATTTCGAACTCAGTGTTCGAATTTAAGCCGGGCGGTACAAGCCCCGGATTCTCTTCAAGGAACGTAGACATGTTGGTCTGTGCAATACGCTTCTCCAGCAGGTCAACGACATCGTGCTCGACAACAAACTTCTTGAACGAGTCCCAGTCGGTGGTGCTGTAGCGCGTCTTGGTGACCATTGTCACCGTCCCGAAGGCGGTGTTGACCGATCTAACACCAAGCGCCTTCATCTGATCTTTCATAGCAAAGCGAAGTTCGTCTTGCTGAGCCTTCAGATTCTCAAGCTTGGTGTCGTACTCTTGTGTGAGTTGATCGATCTCTGTCTTGATCTTGCGATAGATTCTCGCAAGCTTATCAAGCGGTACAAGATCATCGGACATTTGCTTCTCCTGTTATTACTTTTTGTCTAGGGTTTGACAGATTACTGCGGATTCGATTTGATTGCAACCCCCTTTCATGAACACATTTCAGTTGTAAACATGTCAGTTAGCAGAGTGTTATCGGACACTTTGCCTTCCAACGCCTTGAACATCCGCTTCTCAATCGGGCTACCTTGGATGTGCACCACGGTGACTTTGTCTGAGTTCTGGCCTTTGCGATCAGCACGGGCAATCGCTTGGATGTATTGCTCAACAGACATCAATGGACCATAGAAGACCACCGTATCTGCCGCCGTCAACGTGATGCCGTGCGCTGTAGCCTGCGGCTGCATGACGAGCACGCGTGGGTCTTTTTCTTGCTGAAAGCGCCGAATAATCTCACCGCGTTTGTTGGGCGGCACGTCACCGTGAATGGTGTCGGCGATGATGTTGTTCTTGGCAAGGTGCGTGAGGATGGTGTCGATGGTGCTGCGGAACATGGCGAACACAATCACCTTGCGGCTGGTCTCATCAAGAATCTCTTCCAGCACATTCAGACGTGGTGCGGCATCGAACTCGATAACTTCCTTGTCGTCTGTGTATGCTGCGCCGCATGATATTTGCAGCAGCTTGGATACCCCTGCTGCGGCGTTGACCGCTGTGATCGTCTCGCCTGCCGCCTGCACCATCATGCGTTCTTTCAGCAGGTTGTAGTACTTGGCTTGCTGCGGTGTCAGTGGCACCTCGCGGGTCTGTGTGATAACCGGTGGCAGGTCAAGACACTGTTCTTTGGTAAAGCGAATCGCAGGCTGCAAGGCATCATGCACATCGTCTGCGGCATTCTGTTTGGGCATCCACTTAAACTGCGTGGCTTTGTACATCACCTTGTCGCGCCAGCCAGTAAAGAACTTAGGCACGCCTTGCGGGTTGACCAGTCGTGCTAGGCCGTACGCATCCGCAGGCGACTGC